TATCAAATCTACGGAACAGTTCTTTTTCATGTCCCTCTACTGAAATTTGACCACGATGCATTTGAAAACCAGATATTCCTAAATGTCCCATAACAATATCTGATTTTGCAGTATTAAGCAATTTTATAGATTCATCATAATTGTTTACATTAATCCACGGCACAAACAAAATAGGAGTATCATCAAATTCTACAATCTTTGGTTTGGTATAAATTTTGAATCTATCAGAACCAACAAGTTCTTCCATAGAATTTATTTCATTAGTGTTCTTATAATAAGTATCATGGTTGCCAATAATAATATGTAAATCAATACCCAGTTCTTGAAATTTATTAATAAACCGTTTACGAAAATCACTTGCTATGCGATAGCTTATAAATTTACGCCGATCAACAACATCTCCCATATGAACACAAACATTACAACCTCTTTCCTTCAAAGTAGGAAAAAATGTGTTATCATAAAATTTATAGAAGTGGTCATTAAAATTTAAATTATCATTTCTTGCTCCGAAATGTGTATCTGTAATAATACCAATTTTCAAACTTTTTTATTCCTTTTCCTGTTACTCTTTTTCTTATCTTCTTCCATAAACGATTCTAGGCCTTTAGTTTTTTCTGATGATTTCTTTTTTGGCTTATACACATCTTCATCTGGAAGCATTACATTTGGATCAAATCCCAATACAGTATATGCACTATCATCTCCTTCCATCGTTGTCCAAGATTGATAATTAGTATTTTGTATTATTTTATTTTTCACATGGGTTTGTTTTTTTTCTTTTGCAATTCTTCTAAGAAAGGCGTAATAAATGATTTGAGTAAAATATGCAAAAGGGTTGTTAGATTTTTCTGGATTAAAATTGTGAACATACTGTAAACAGTTTTCAATACCATCAGATATCATATCATCCCGATAAGTATAATTAATAAAATTAGGACGATACGAAAGATGGGTTGCAATCTTTAAAAAACATTCTCCAATATAATTAGAAACAGGAGGATATTCTTCTTTATTTTTTTCTGCAATATTATATAATTCTTTAAACTCAATCATAGCCGAAAGAAACTTTTTATTATCAACGTAATGCACGTTTTTGGATTTTTTTATGGATGTCATCATTTCTCCTTACACAACTTATCATTTATATAATATACATTATTACGATGTAAATGTCAAGTACAAAACAGGTATAATAGAGTATGTGACTTCGTTAATGAATTGTTTTATTTGGTATTTTAATTTCTTCCAACAATTCATCGTATATTTCTTCGTTATCAATATCATCTAGAAGTTGTCTTTTTTTTGATTTACTATTGTCCCAATCATCAAGTTCTTTAAGCACATGATCATAATATCGACTCAGCCCATGAGAAGCTTCAGTTATTAAAAGAATATGAGAAGTTTTAATAAGAAAAAATGATTGTTCTGTATAGGGCCCAATCCAACGAGTAAGATTTAAAGATTCTATAATACCATTTTTAGTCGGGCGAGAATGAACTTCTATTTTAAGAGGGCGGCCAATTGCACATTCATTTTCACTATTTCCATCACCAATTTCACAAACAATATCCTCTCCATTTGTTAATTTTACAACTTTACATGTAGATTCATTCATGGTAAATTTACCCTACTAATTGGCCGTGTCCTTATCCTTATATTTATGTTCATTTAAGATTTACCCTGCTGATTTCATATTTAAATTGTTGTTCATTATATATATTAATTCGTTCTGTAAAGTGAGTTAACGTGAAATTTCTTCTTCCTTTATAAGAAATATCATCTGATAAATCAAAAACTAAAATAGAATTTTTATTCTCACTAACCCGCAAACCGCGTCCGATTGATTGCAAAACTCGAATTCTGGACTTTGAGGGCGAAGCGAACACGATGTTATTGATATTACGAATATTGATACCAGTAGAAAAAGTACCATAACTTGCAATAATGATTGAGTTTTTTTCATTTTCCACAATAGCTCTAATATTTTCTCTTGTTTCTGCATTTGTTGCACCATAAACAAAAAATATTTTACGATCATGTATTTCATCCTTAACTAGTTTATGTAATAATTTACCATGTTTTTCTACAAGTTGAAATAAACAAAGAGTATTTCCATTGAGATGCTTTAATAAATCACATATGAAATTGTTTCTTTTTTCTAACCCTGTAATAAATTCCAATTCTTCTGCATAACTATAATTTTTAATTAATTTTCCAGTAGTTTCTGAATGTTTTAAAACAATACATTTAATTTTCAAATTTGCTAGAGTTTTCTTATCCATCAATTCTTTTGTGGTTGTTATATTTTCTACCGCACCAAACAGTCCCTCTAAAACAAGTCTATGCGTCTGTGTCCCGTCCAGCGTTCCTGTAAGCCCAAATCTATATTTACACTGATGTAACTTAGTCATAATATTTGTAAGAGATTTGGCCTTAAACAAATGAGCTTCATCTCCTATCACACAACCAAATTGTTCAAAATATTTTTTAGGCATTTTATAGATAGATTGCCATGTTGATATCACAACATCTTTAGTTACCTTTCTGTCATATCCCTGATATATTTTTTGACAATAAGTTCCTGAACTCCAACCATAATCTTCAAAATCAGAATACATCTGTTCTACCAAAGAAGTAGTAGGAACCAATATCAAAGTCTTTAGCCCCATCATATGATAATAACGAATTAAAGAATATATTATTAAAGATTTGCCACTAGCAGTAGGAGAAACAAGAAGAGCACGATTATTAGAAATAGCATGATGAACCGCAGCAATTTGGTAGTCCCTGATTTTAAGTGATTTGCCTTTTGATTTTGGTTTAAGTGATTTGATGAAACCTTTGACAACTTGGCGAACAACAGGCCTAGTATCTTCTACTCCTTCTTCTATTGTATATTTTATTTTATTTCTGGAACAAAATTCTTTAATATATGGTAATAGTCCAACATATATTTCACCAGTGCCGGGGCTAAATAAACGTATCTTGCCGTCCCACATACGATTACGATACATGGGCATAAATTTTGCGCCGGGAACTTCAAAAGTAAAAAATTCTGATATTTCTTGTGATGTTGATAATTCTAAGTTACTTAGAATTAAGTAAACTTCATTTTTTTTAGATATGAACATTTTGCAGGGGGGCTGATTCTTCGTAATCACTTACTAAATTCATCAAATCATCCCAGCTTCAAACTTCTTCCATTCTATTGTATTTTTAATGTCCCATCCACGATTATCAATTGACTTGATAATTCCTTCAAGATATTTTATTACAGTTTCTAAATAACCAATCTTATCCATCAGCTGAATAATTTCTTCATCTGAACTAATATACATTGCTAAATCATTTTTTAAAACTTTTAGGTCAAATGGTTTTGTCACATAAATTTTAGCATCAGCTTTACCACCATAATATTCCCATTTTTGTCGATACATTCTTTGATATTCGCCATTGGTTTTCTGTAACAACAATTGAAATCTCGACCTCTGGTCAAGATATTTTAATTTAATTTTTTGGTTTTTAAGGGATTCAGAACCAAGTTGTTCCTCATTTTCAATAATAAGGTCTTTTCTTGATTCTTCTTTTAACTGATCTAAATTCATAATATAATTCTTTCAGGTGGTGAGCAGAGTTTGATTACTCTCTTGGTATATATTGACTAAAATTTAAGTCTAAGATTTGATATTTTGTTAAAGTTTATCATATCTGCTCAAACATATTTATAATGTTTTTATTTCGTATATCTGATACGCAAATTCAGCAGTAGTCGTTATATATTCTACATCTGTTGCAGTTTGAGTAAAATCTAATGCACCCAAGGATATAGGAAATACATTTTGAAAAGCTATTTCTATAATAGGATTATTTTTATTAGAAAGTATCAGAATAAATGCATCCGCATACATTGCTTTATCTGGCGTGGCTCGTTTAATTGTTTCTGCACTTGTTTTTGCTTTTGGTGTAGCAGGCGTATTTGATGTTTCATCTCTAAATGTAGAAAACTGTTCCCTACTTTTTGGAAATCCATAACCAGTCATCCAATTATGAAGAGAAGTATAATTTTCCAAATATTCATCTACAATAAAAGTAATTGATAAATTTTCGTATGCCAATATATCCCCCATCATAGGAATATCTTTAAATGGAGTAGTTACATTTGACACATCAGCTGAAATGCCGGGAAGGTTTGCGCCAATCGTAAAAAATTCTACTTTTGGTAATTGATGAATACCAAAACGAAATTGTGTTGGGCTTGCATAATCCAACTTGTCAGGTTGTCTTGCGAGAGGTGATGTTGAAGTTGCCATATAGTTATTTATATAACATTAAAAGAGCCATTGGTTTATTTATATGTAATAAAAAAAGAGGATGCTGTTTCCAGCACCCTCTAAGTTTGTAGTCAAGTTTCTTATTAGAAACCAATCTTACATGAGATTCGTCACCTTGACTCTGCGATACCAAGCATTGGTATTTGCATTGGTATTTGCATCAAGAGATGCATCGGAGTTAACTGTGTCACCAGCAGCAACCGCACCAGAGGCAGCGAAAGGATTAGCAGCAAGACCGTAACGTGTCTTGAAACCAATCTTGGGCTGGAAGGAATTCTCACCAACCGCACGAACCATCTGTAGAGGAACGTATGGGCAATAGAAGAATCCAGCGTCATAAGGCGAAGTGCCCTTATAACCAACAACATAATACTGAGAAGCAGCTACGTTAGCAGCATAAGGATCAACATAAACCTTATAACGACCATTCATAACACCAGCAAATGTAGTTGTGCTATCATCGACATTAAGATTGTTATTAAGAGCAGGAGTATAATCCAGAACACCCGCCATCTGAAGCGCAGAAGCAACATCAGCAGAACAGATGATCATGTTACCCTTACCGCGACGAGTCTGTTGACCAATCGCATTGGCATCACGCTCAATAGCGAACATTAGACCCTTGAACTTCTCAACTGACCAACGACCATTTGAGTCGGTATCCAGATCGAAGATACCAGCAGTAGTTGTATTGATCTGAGCACCCTTGACAGCAGTAATATACAGAGAACGAATAACCTCACGATTGATTTCCGCGAGAATTTCAGAACTAAGAATATTAGCAAGCTCTGTCTCGGCGTCTAAACCGTGGATTGCTTTCAAGTCCTGAGCAAGTTCCATTGTATACTCGGCCTTGAGGGCGCGAGATACAGCAGTAACAGTTGACTTCTCAATCGAGAAAGCCATCTCAGCAAAAGCATTAGTTGAACTGTCGCCCAAAGCCTCGCCTTGTGCAGTTGTCATACCTGTTGGCGACAAATAAGTACCAGCAGAAGGACTATCGTTCAAGATTGCCGGGTTGCTGCCTGTCATAGCTGAAGAAGTCAAGTTACCAGCGGCATCATCATTAGAAATACCACTATTTGCTTCGTCAACCAAAGCCTCAGCACCATCCATCGAAGTATAAACGGAACGCATAGCAAAGATCAAGCCCGTTGGACCTGTCATTGGCTGCACGCCGCATACGTCATATGCAATCAGATTAGGCATTGCACGGCGAACTAGGGAAATAAGAATTGGATCCCAAGTATCAAACTGACCGCCAGTACTATTAGTAGGAGCAGTCTCCGAAAGAAAACCACGATCTTCCTTTAAAGCAGCTTCTTGATTCTCTAGGATGAGAGTGGTAACTGCCCGCTTATAAGAATCCGCAATCGGTGGAAGATCAGGGTGTTCTAGGACTGGCTGCCACTTTTCTTGTAGATGTTCTGTTTGAAACATTTTTGTTTCTCCTTTTTATTTTACATCTGTTAATATAATGTTTTATGCACTCGCCTTTTGATTACGACTGATGGCCGACAAGTACGATTTCATTGCATCTGTCGTATCAACGTCCTGTGCGGTGCTACCATCTTCATCATCTATAGTTTGTTCTACTACAGGGGTTTTCGGGAAATAACTATCCTTTAAGGTATTAAGTTTTTCACGGAAAGACTCTTCATCCGTAAAAGTAACATCCTCTGTAAGAGACTTAAACTTTTCAATTTCGGTATCGGCTAAATCTTCAGAAATTTCAGAAATAACCTGTTCACGAACTAGTTTAGAATTAGAAGAAGTAAGAGAAACAGTCTTTTCCATTGTCTCATTCAACTTCTCTTCTAGTTCGGAAATCTTTTCAGATTGAGCTTCCAGAACATCATACTTCTCGTCTGGAACATCAATGTAGTGATCTTCAAACAACTGTTTCAATCCAGAAATAAAGTCTTCTGCAATCTCACCCTTCAAACCACGTTCAATTGCCAACTCATTTTCCTTAGTCCATTCCTCAACAACATAATTGAGGTATGTATCAACTTTTTCCGTAAGTTCTTCTTTAAAAATATCCATCTCTTTATCTTTTTCAGAACCTACCTCTTCGTGAATACGCTCAATCTCTGAACGTACCTTTGACTTAACTGCTGCCTCGAAAATAGTTGCAGCCTTAATTTTGAAATCT